AACCCAAATTCACCCCCAGTTACACCCACACTTGAGCCACCATCGGGAATGTCTTGGAAATCTGCCTGAGTTGTCGCTGAGTTAGCCCAATTGGACTCATCTCCTAATGCCGACCATTGAACCCTGTATGGATAAACAGTCGAGCTATTTACATAAGCTGATACTACAAAATCTCGAACTACTGTTACATACCGAGACTGTGGAGCATCTGCTGCTAAGTCTTGGAAGGTTGTAGAGTTATTTAAGTTATATCCCTGCAAACGATTACCACCATTGGCAGCAATTAAGACATTGCCAAACTGTGTAAATCGCCATCTTTGGTTGGTAGGAGTTGTGTATTGAAAGCTAACTGTGCCTGTATCAACAGTTGATCCAATATTGCCACCTGCCTGAGGATAGGTAAAGGTTGTAGTTGTTGGAACTGTGTCTACAGTAAAAGTTCCATTAACTGCGGTTGTAGAAGTTGCTGCTACTGTTACTGAATCACCTACAGAAAAGCCATGAGCAGCAGATGTAGTAATGGTTACTACTCCGCTAGTCTTAGCGACATTGGTGATTGTTCTACTAGCCTTTACTACCGAATCCAAAGATAGATCGCCTGTATCTAACTTAAATAACTTTGTTGCACCACCAGCAAAAACGACTGTAGCTCCTGCTGCGGTTTTGCCTGCGACCACATTGTTTAGGTTCTCTGATGCTGCGCCAGAGTATTCCTCGGCTGCATTGATAGCACCATATCCTACAGCCTTAGAAAAGACATTTTCTGCCCTTTGCAAGCCATTGGTTAATCCTGGCTGATCTGGAGTCCACTCTCCGAATGAGATACGATTTATTGCCATTGTGAGTTTCCGCTAGATATGTCTGTCCATACAGTAGTTGTTGGTGCTGTAGCTGTCCAAGATTCTGATCCTGCCGATGCCACAGTCCAAACTGTTGCACTCGGTGCTACACCTGTCCAAGCCTCTGTTCCTACTGTTTCGTCTGTCCAATTATCGCCTAGAACTCTGCCAAAGCAATTAACTAGGGCTATACCATTTACTGTTGCTACTGCGCTGTAGATTGCTACAGGATTTGCTGTTACTGTTGCAAATGCGGTTACTGAGGCATCGCCACTATATTCAACACCGCCTAGTGCAGTTACTGTTGCTGTTGCCGAGATACTGCCAGAACTTAGTCTTTCTCGAATGGCTGATGCAGAGGCAGACCCTGATGCTGAAATAGAGCCAGAGCTTGTTCTAATCCTGATAGCATCTGCCGATACTGTGCCTGTAGCTGAGACTGCACCAGATCCTGCAAATATTCCATATCCATTTGCCGAGACCACAGCCAGAGCCGAAATAGCTCCTGAGCTTGTTCTAACCCTGATCGCTTCTGCATTTACTGTTCCTTGGGCTGTTACTGAGCCAGAGCCTTGTCTGATTGCAAAGCCGTTAGCGGTTACTGTGGCATCTGCTGAGATTGCGCCTGATGTGCTTCTAATCCTATAAGCATCGGCTGTTACTGTGCCTGTGCCTGTTACTGCGCCTGACGCATTTCTTATCGCATAGCCATTAGCACTAGCAGTAGCGACCCCAGAGATGCTGGCATCTCCATAGAATATGCAGGTGCTAGTCGAGTTCCATGCAGGATCATCAAATGAGACAAGGATCTGTTCAAGAGTTCCGAACTGATCGATGTTGTCAATTGTAAATGCGCCACAATAATCGGCTGGCATGGATTAGGCAAGAGTTACTGTCAAGCTGCCTGATGCAATCTTGAATACATCGCCTGTATCAATAGTCTTAGATGCATCCAATTGGGTGTGATAAAACAAGTTACCTGTAGTTAGTGCATCCCAGATACCAATGTGGGTTACTGTTCCCCAGTTACCTGTGGCTTGTGGGAAAGTAATGTCTGCATTGGTAGCACTAGCACCATTGCTAGGAGCTGCAAAACTAGCCGATTGGCGAGCATAAGAGCCACCGCTAACCTCTGTGCCTGTTCCTGCGTCTGTTGGATCTGCGGTATGCAGACTGACATAAACTGTAGCAGGGGAAGTAAAAGTTGTTGCTCGGAGAGTTGCATTGATTAGTGCATCTTCGAGATAATTTGACATTTCAGCCATTTTGATTCCTTATCGAGAGGTTACTTTCATTTGTAGAGGAACACCCGAATACTCACCATTTTGGTCAGCAAGCGAGATATTGTTGATTGCTCGATCATACAAGGCAGACCAAGTTTGAGTGCGAGCATCGTTAATTAGGTATGGCTCGGCTTCCAATAGACTTGCATAAAGCAAGGCATCAGGGTAGTTAGCCAAAAACACATTAGAGGCATTGCTATCAGACAATACTGTCGGTTTAGCATAGTAAAGAATCTCTAGTGTGTAGTTTGTATCTGGCTCTGGTGCTAATACGAACTCCGATGACAAGATAGTGTAATAGACTGGCTTTCCTGACTCATCTGCTGGTGCATCTCTTGTAAATGAACTAGGAGATAAGTAAGTTACAGGCATCCTTGGATTGCCTTGGACATGAAGGTCTCGAATCTCTAAGAAGTCTGTAGGTAGAGCTACTTTGCCATCACCGCTTACTGTCGGAGCTGTAGCAGACTTGAGCATCTCTCTTGTGCGGAGATCCCTAGCCATTCTTAGCTCGGCAAATCGAATGAAATCAGGAATAACTGATGTTAGGTCTGACCGACCTAAATAGTTAGCCACCGATGTCTTTAGATCGGAATAATTGGTATAAGGCATATTTCTCTCTTAATCTTTTGGTATTTCGATATTGTGCCAGCCATACACATATTGACCAATGTGCTTTATATACTTCGACAAATCATGGTCTACCCAAGTGTCAAACCCTGCATCCTTGGCTTTTACACAGAAGTAAATGTCCTCACCTAGGATTTTATTGCCAGGCAATTGCTCAAAGTAGAAGTAAGGTTCTTCGATTGTTTCTACAACTTTTCGCTTAATCAGCATGACACCGCATCCGATGCCATCTGCTTTCTCAATGCCTGTCTTGGCATTCGAGTAAATCGGCATCCAATCAATCGAGCCATCCTCATTGATGTGCATATTTTTGGCTGTAGGTTTTACTGGCTCAGACCTTGTAGTCGCATTGACTCCGATAATATCTTTATCGTGAGCCATTAAGATTTTTAGTGTATCTTTTGGAAACCGCATATCCGCATCTACAAATAACAGGTAGTCTGCCTTTATATCTAAAGCTGTTTTTACCAAGTTATTCCTCTGGTCAAAGATCAGAGTGCCAGAGCTAGTAAAAAGGTCTATATCATGCTTTGTGGTCTTAATGGTATAGGCACACATCGCCACCAAATCAAAGGCTGTAGCGACCTCCATTTGCCCTCTAGCGGGTATTAAAATAGCGATCCTCATACTTCACCGCCTCTAGTGCGGAAAACCCTGTTATCAGGGTCATTTAGCCATGCTTTTAGGGCTTTTTCATCTACGATATTAAAGCCTCGCATAATTCCTTTAGCATTGAGATCATTGATAATCGCCAATGGTAAAGAAGCTATCTTGTTCTTAGGGTCGAATAAATTGCCCGACCATCCTTTTTTGCCAGGATTGGCATTATATTGCTGTTTTGTATGCTCTGCGAAATCTGTTAAGTCGGTCTGGGAATGGATTATAATACCGCCCTCTCCATCAGACAGAACTGTTCTTACTTCACCATCTACTACATCTAAGAGTTTTTTCATAAATAGAAATGGGGTAGGTTTTGCCTACCCCATATTCTACAGACTATCTAGATTTTATCAAGATAAGTCAAATGCACCGCCATGAGCAGCTTCATTGCGAACTTCTAAAGTCAATTCAGCCAAGATTTGTTTCTTCTCAGCATCGCCAACTTTTGCAATGTCATTGGTCTGGAATGGGCGCAAGTATGCCAAAGCTGCATACTCAGGATCAAGAACCAATGCATCCCGAGTGCGCATAAAGCGGTTCGGAACAATCTGCAATACACCAAAGTCGGACTGATAAAGATCAGCGCCAGCTAGGATGGTTGCTTGACCATTGGTAGGCACTTGATAGCGCTGTGCTGCCAAGCCTGTAAAGCCTGATACTGTCTGCTTGAGAGCTGGGCTAACCATCAATACAGAAGGTGTGCCACCGCTTGTAAATACCTTGCTGACTACATCCTTGAGGATGGTCTCGGTAAATGTGCGGGTTGTGCCATCTGTGCGGGTTGATACACCAATGGTTGTAGGATCAGCACCTGCTGTTGTTCCTGAACCTTTGTTTGTATTGGTCTTGATGTAAGAGAGCAAAGAACCCATCTTACGACCAGTTACACCAGATGTGCCAACAGATTGACCTTGGTTAGCTGTGATGATGGTTTCGATGTCTCGCTTGATCTCAGCCGAGGCTTTAGCCAATTGGTAAGCCATCTCAGACTTACGACCAGCAAGGTCAGAAGCCAAGAGAGTGCCAGAAACCATAACAGTCTTACCTACGATCTGTGTATAGTTACCAAGGCGAGTTGTTGGGCTGATTGTTGCTTCTGTTGCGCTTGCACCTTCAACTAAAGCATTAGCTGTAGTTGCTGCTGCGAGTGCATCGGTTTGCCACTCATGGTAGACAGAAGTAGCTTTTGTCTTACCGATAGAGGACATAATTGGGGTGTCGGTAGGGCTGATGTCATAGATAACATCGGTTAAATCTTCCCGAGCACCGATTGCTGTATAGCGATCATATGCTGCCATTTTTAATTTCCTTTATAAGAATCGTTCAAATAATCGAGCTGCATCCTTCTTATTGCCTGATTGGCGAAGTTTGGCTCTCTCTTTTTTTACTGCTTCATTCTCAGAACTCTGCGGATTAGATGTTCCTGGTCTGATAGTCTTTGGTGCGATAGCTACCTTTTTGGTGGCTGCGCCTTTATTTGCCATCAACTTATCATATTGCGCTGCTTTATAGAGGGCTAATACAGCTCGACTGTCGTAAACCTGAGACAACTCTTGGTCAGTAAATCCGATAGATTTCGCATAATTGCGGATGTCTCTACGGACTACTTCGGCTTTCACATCATCCTTAAACTCTGGGATTGCCTCGACCAACTTCTGTTGCTCTGATTGCATATGCTTCTGTAGGAGTACTTGTTGGTGGGCTGCTTGTTCTTGTTGAACTCGCTGCCTTTCCATCTGCACCGCTTGAAGCTGCTTGTCCCTCTCTACTTTCTCTGCCATTGCCACAGCATAGGCTATTGGATCTTCTGCTTTTAAAGAAGATAAGTCCTCACCTTGTGATTGCTGTTGGAGTAATTGTTCAATGACTTGGAGACGCTGAGAGTAGGTTTCTCTTGTCTTTGCTGCTTCCTCAATCTTTACTCGCTCGGCTTCTACTGCCTTGCGCTGTTCCGCTAAAGATTGGGTTTTTTTCTGATAGTCAGCAGTCCTACTGTAGCCATTCAGAAGCTCATCAAGGCTAACTTCCACTTCTTCTCCAGAGACTTTAACTCGGTAGCGTGGTTGTTCCTCTACTTCTTCTTCCTGCTCTACAGCTTCTTCCGCACTTACATCTTGCTCCTCGAACTCTGGATCACCAATTAACTCGGTAATCGGTTGTTCACTAGCTTCTGGTTGGGCTTGCGCCTCCTCCGCTTGTGGTTCAAGAAAAGACATAAATGCGTTAGCTGCACCTCTAACAGATGTATCTACACTCCCTTGTGGGTTGGTGTTTTCACTCATTTTTTACCTCTATGGTTGGTTAAAAAACCTTAAATCGCTTCTTTTCGATTTCGTCATTTTGGGCGATTGATCGAATAGATGCTTCAAATTCTTCTATGGCTCGCAGTTTGACTAAGGCTCTTTCTCTGCCTTCTACATCATGGTCTGCCGAACCGAATATGTAAGACTTATAGACATCTTTCTGAGCTTCTAGGAGCTTAGTAAAGAAATCGTCTATTAGTAAATTTTTTGCTCTATCGCTTGGGTTCATCCAGGAATCCTGACATCTCCTGTAAGTTTAGCTCCTACTTGCGCTGCTTTCAACTGAGCCTCTGCTTGGAACTCTGCTGTCTTGAGTTCTAGGTTGGCTGCTGCCTTCTCTCTTTCGAGTTGGATTTGGGCTTGTGCCTTGGCTTTAGCAATCTCAATATCATTGAGTGCCTTGGCTCGGTCTACTTCGATCTGCGCTTGTGTCTGCTGCATCATCATATCGAGAGCAGGGTTAGGCTGTTGCTGTGGAGGCTGTGGCTGAGACAACATTTGGTCTAGTTCTGGTGGAATCTCTTTGAAGAACTCCATTGAGTCTTTGTATCCTGCTGCCTCGATAAACTTACCGAGTGTGTTGCGATACTGACCCACAGATACTAGCGGATTAGCAAAGCCTTGGGATGACAAGATTTGCTCTTGTTTTTGCATCACCATCGCTGCCATTGCCATCTTTTGATCTTGGCTACCTGTGCCTAGACCGACATTGACTGTTACATCGTAGTTATTCTTCCACTCTCTTGGGTCAATCGAGACATACTTGCCTCGGAGTCGAATAACTCTTGGCTTGTCCTGATACTTCAGCAAGAGCTGGAAAATACCGCTAAATAGGTCTTTAACACCAGTATCGGCAAAGATCCTAGCAATCATCTCAATCCGACCAGAGCCTGCTTGTTGCATCGCTGCAATCGCTGTCGCTGTCGTGTTTTGTAGAATGTTCGGGTCAATACCTTGGCTTGTAGAAGTAACTCCTGATCGCTTCTGCAAGACTTGATCCATATAGTCCAACATTGGGAATGACTGCGCTGCTGTAGCAGGAACAACCATTGGTTGAACTGCACCAGAGGACTTCACTCGAACCACTCCACCAGGAGCAGAGGTTAATAGATCATCTAGGTTTACCTGACCATCTAGGGCTGTAACCCTAGGCATATTGGTTAAGTAAAGGTTGTCTAAGATTTGGCGAGTAATTGTAGACTTGATGAGCTGGATGTCCATTGCTCTGTCTGCCAAACTCTGACCAAAGAACTTATGTGGCATTGGGATTGGGCAGATACTAGCGAAAGGAATGTGATCGCACTCCTCGTTGTCAATGATTTGGTCTCCTGCATAGGTTACTTTGCGGAGTTCTGCAATACCATCGCCATCAAAGTCGGTGCGGATATAGCACTCAAAGACTTCTACTTCTTGCATAGTAAAGTCTAGTGTCTGTGTCTCATCTGGCATCTCGCCCTGTGTAAACCTTGCTACTCGCTCTGGAGTGTATGTCAGGTCATTGTATGCAGGCATCTTATCCACTACATCTTGTGGATAGCCTAGAGCCACTAAATCGCTGCGAGTCTTAACTGTGCGGTGCGCTACAAAGCGAGCATCCTTGATTTTCTTGTCTCGCTTAGCGATCAAGAACTCCTCTGGCGGCACATTCATCACACAGACTTTGCCGACTTCTTTCTTCTTGCGGATTACGACATTGTAGGAAAGCACAGCAGGGATAGGCATACCCATTGGGTCTATCGATGCAGGTGCAATCTCCTCTGTCTCTTGGCTAACTAACTCCATCTCGCCATCAGCGAACATAAGGGTTAGTTCTTCTGCATTAAGCCCTTTGTATTCCTCTTTAGTTGGTTCTTCTGCATCTTCCCACCAGTATTTGACAATACCATTCTTTTGTAGAAGTGCGTCTTTCATCCAATCATGAAGAATGATGACTCCATCATTGTCATTAAAGAATACATAATTTGTGAGTTCTGTGGCTTGTTTGGCTAGTTCCTCATCGCCTGGCATCCGAGGCTCGAACCGACCTAACTCATCTGAACCAGCAAAGATTCGCATAAGTTGAGGTAAAGCACCATCGACTACTTCTGCTACTTCGCCTGTAACAATCTTGCTACGACCTTCTACTTCATTGCCATACTCATAGCGGTTGTAGTAGTTGATCGCCTTGGTTCTCTGCTCGACTGTCTCAGTCTCTACATAGCCAATAGAGTCTTCTATCTCCGCTTCAACAATGACTTTTAGTTTTTGCTCATCCATTTATACGATCCATGAAGTTTTAACTGTTATTGGCTGATCCCAAGTGCTGTTTTGTTCCATACCGATTGCCAGATACCGAAAGGCATCCGATCCATGCGATGCCCAATCATGCAAAGGTTTGTCAAAGAACACATTGCGCTTTTCGTCATACTCTCGCCTATAGTTTCTTAGGCAATCGAGTCCTTGTTTTACTTGTGGCATATTAAACCAACACTTCGGTAACATTCTACGAACTGCCTGTATGCCATCCTCTACAGAAAGTCTTGGCAGAACCCTGACATCTAGTCCTGATTCTCTCAATACTTCCAATCTACTTTTACCTGTGCCTAACTCTCTCACTTCCACATCATGCGGTAGGAGTTGCTCTGCTTGATGCCAATGGTTGTCTTTTAACCAATTGACATACCAATCGAGTCCTTGACCATGATTCTCTACATAGTCTAGCAGTCTTATCTCTTGTCCTGTAGTTTGTGCAACCCACAACGCTGTAGAATCGCCCATGCCTAAATCCCAAGCCACATAAGTTCTACAGAGATCATCTCTTGTAATTTCGCAAAGTCGGTCTTTTGATTCCAGATCATTGATTAACTTTCCGTAATAACTACCCTCTACTGCTGCGTTGAAACTACACTCGAACTCTTGGTTGTATTTGTCATCGCCCATTTCTTTTCGGGCTGCCCAGAGTTCATCCTCATCTATGAGCTTTGTCTCACTAGCCTTGAACTGTAGTGCCGACCATCCAGGCTCTTGGCTTGCCCTGTCGAACAGTTCTTTAAAATGGTTGTTGCCTTTAGGAGTGCCGATAAACAGACAGAACCCCTTGCGGTCTGCTAATGCAGGTCGGATGATCTCATTCCAAATCTTAGGGTTTTGATCGCCAATTTCGTCAAGTACTACCCCGTCAAAATATTGCCCGCGAAGCGAATCAGGGTTATCTGAGCCATAGAGTTGGATTCTCCTTCCGAGAAAATCTACCCTTAATTCCGCAATATTGGCGGTAGCATCTAGCGGTCTTACAAAGTGGGTTAGGTAATCCCATGCCACCCTTTTAGCCTGACTGTATGTCGGTGCTATGTAGGCATATCTAGGGTTTTGCTTGTTATTCTGCATCGCCCTTTTAATTAACTCATTAAGAGCTGCGACAGTCTTACCCATCCTTCGATGTGCTACACCCACTACAAAGCGGTTGTTCTCCATCGCCACATGGATTTCTCTTTGTGGTTGCCTTGGCTTATAGGGGATTACGATTACTCCTGCCACTTAACCACCAATGGTGAGCCATCTGCTCCAGTTACTTCCAGGCTAGAAGTTTCTTTCCATTGCGCCCTAGTCTTTAGCCAAAAGATAGCTGCTGCTGTATTGCCATTCTTAGCTTGTTGGAACAATGTCTGACCGATAGAGGCATTGGCATCTATCCGACCATCCTCTAGGTCTTTCTTGTAATGCTTAACTAGGGTGTCATCGCTGATCTCTAGCTTACTAGCAATATCTACATACCTAATTCCTACAGCACTTAGGCTTCGGACTAGCTTTCTAGTTTCTTCTGTAGGAATATGCTCTATACCTTGCATATTATTCCTTTTCTAACTCCGAAAGTACCGCTTTCTTGCCTGTAAATTGCTCCCAGCGAGCCACAATGACATCGCAATATTTAGGGTCTAATTCCATTAAATACGATTTTCTGCCTATTTTTTCAGCAGCAATCATGGTTGTTCCTGTGCCACCAAATGTGTCTAATACGATGCCTTTTGGTGGGCAAAAATTATTGATTATGTTCTCAGGCAAATACAATGGAAATGTTGCTTTATGTATGTCTGAATATTCATTGCCAGCAGCCGATGAACCTTCAATTACATTGTAATAAGACCCTTGTGTAAATTGGGCATTTTTGAACTTGCGTTTACCATCACCAAAACATAGGATAAATTCGACCAAATTATTGATTACACCACCTTGTATGTGCGGTGCAACATTATTCTTTTTCCAATAAATAATGTCTTTAAATTGTTCACGATAATGTGCCAATACATCTACAATCACACGCTTGTTACCCTCTACCAACCCTATGTTGTATAGAACCTCGTTACAAACGGCAAATATACAATTTAGGTTAGATATTACAAAATCTCTATATTCATCTTCTGATTGGTTGTCATCAAAAGAATTGTATTTTTTCTCAGTTCTAGCGTTGCCTTTTACTTGCAACGACCCTGCATTATATGGTGGCGATGTAAAGCAAATATCAGCCTTCTGACCATCCATCAACTTCTCTACATCTGTGATGCTTGTAGAATCGCCACACATCAGCCTATGATTACCTAATATGTAGATGTCGCCTAGCTTTGTCTTTGGCTCGTCTGGCACATCAGGCACAGCATCTTCATCCGTTAGCCCTTCTGTTTCCTCTATAGGGTTTAACAGGGCATCTAGTTCGTCTGGATCAAAACCCAACAAAGAAAGGTCTATGTCATCTTTTAGGTCTTGGAGTTCTACAGACAGCATACTTGTATCCCACCCTGAGTTGAGTGCGATTCGGTTGTCTGCCAAGATATAGGCTTTTCTTTGTGATTCTGTAAGGTGGTTTAGGATAACCACAGGCACTTTATCCATGGCTAGTTTTCTTGCTGCCATGACTCTGCCATGACCTGCAATAATGCTGTTGTCTTTATCTACAAGAACAGGGTTGTTAAATCCAAATTCTTTTATAGATCCAGCGATCTGTGCTACTTGCTCATCCGAGTGGGTTCGAGCATTTTTAGCGTAGGGAATCAGTTTCTCTACTGATTGCCACTCAATTTTGTTTGCGCCTTGCATTCCATTCCTCTAGGGTTGATGGTTGATGTAGGGTTTAATTCTACACTAATGAACTGTAGGTTGTTTACCGATAAAGTAAATCTCATTACATCCTATTCTTTCTGATAGCTCTAGGATGAATTTGTAGACTAATCTTAGTTCTTCTGCTTTGTGGTTAAAAGACTCAAATCTTGTAGGGCAGTTACTTAGTTCTACAACTGCGATATTCTCTACCACTTTACCTTGTCTGCCCAGTAAGCTGCTGACATCCTACCTTTAGCGATATTGCTTGCATGGCGAGCCTTAAATGACTTCTGCCTGGCTTTCTCTGATGCAGTCTTAGGATTTGCTCCTGCACCGCTTACACCTTGCTGACCAAATCGAATGGTCTTGACCTTATCGCCTTCTTTTGCCACGACTACATGGCTTTTAGTAGGGTGGTTTGGTGTCCGTTTAGGCTTGTTATACCCACTTACACCCATTCTTTCGATAATTGATGCTGCCTCTCTGATTTTCACTTCTTGACTCGCATAGATTTGCCAGCTTCCGACATAGCAATCGCAATTGCCTGTTTAGGGTTCTTAACGACCTTGCCACCCTTGCCAGAGTGCAGTTTACCTGCCTTGTATTCACGCATTACTTTGCCAATTTTCTTTTCTGATTTGGTCATTTTCATTTTTTAGCCTTTACAGGTTTAGCGGTTTTAGCAGCTTGCTTAAATGCTTTAGCGGTAGGTGCGCCCTTTGTGCCTGGCTTACGCATTTTCTCGCCTGATCCTTCTGCGATGCGTTTGCGTTTAGCGGCAATATTTGCGTATAGTCCCTGTTTCATTCTTCTTCTCCTTCATCTTCCATTTCATCTTCGGCTTCTTCTGCGCCTATGGCTTCCCATGCTTGACACCCGTTGTTCTCATCGCACACAAAGTCAAAAATAGCACAATGACCCATGCCCTTACCTACTCCGCACTTGGTCATTTCTTCGCCTGTCTCGAAATACTCACAGGCTTTACACTTACCTTCGCCATCCTTGCGAGCACCATATTCGGCTGTCAGGATTGCTTTCTTTTTGTTGCCTTTGTTGATGTCGGCATCAACTGTAGATAAAGGACAGGATTCTGTATCGGACTCTAGTAGACCGCCTTCTTTCTTGCCAGCCTTCATTGGGTCTTTGCCCAATAAGCCGATCATAATGCTCATGCCCTTTTTTTCCATATCTCACCCATGAAAAAATAGCCCTATTTCTAGGGCTATTGAAGAAGAATCACTAAATTCTGGGTGTAATAACCCAAGCAAATTATAAAGCATTTTTTACTTAGAAAACCATTTTTCGTATAAATCTGGTCGATTTTCTTTTATCCATAGCCTAGAATCCTCGCTGCATTGCTTATAGTTTGTTCCGTAGGTCTGGCTTCCAACATGGTGTATATACGATCTTGCAATGTAGAGATTGTGTCCTTTGGCTATTTGGTTCATGCACCAGATGTCATCCGAATACCAATCTATAGGCGCACAATCTTCCCAGGTATGCTTAGACACCCAGTTAAAGATCCCTGCAATATAGTCGGTTTGGATAATCTGTGTTTCACCTTCAAAATTTAACCCTACTAGGTTTCCTTGCCCATAACGGATATTTTGTAGACCCTTGGCATAGTTTGTCCTAGCTGCGACAGATGCGATCTTGTCATCGACCTGTTTAATAAGCTCTACATCAGCGATTAGGTCTTGGTAGGAGCTAGGGTTCAAGACTACATCATCAGCGCAAGCAACAGCCTCTGGATAGTCCTCAAATGCCTTATTTGTGATGAAGTTCCATGCCTTGCCACCCTTGTCATAAGTATGCTCAAAATTCCTAGTTTTGTGCCTTGGTAGCTTATATTCTGAGCCACAAATGTAGATTTCTACATCTTCTGGCACATAGAGTTCTACAGATTTAAGTAGAACTGGTAGGCACTTTTGGTTCTTAGAACAGATTACGATTGGCGGTTTTTGCATGGCAGACAGATAAACCTTTCATTCATCCCATTATTAAATATCTCGAAAATCCCATTCTCCGTTGTCTTTTTGAGGTTGCACCTTGAGCAGATCCGCATAGTCTTTACTTTTGGTTCTCTTGTCCAATTGGTCTTGGAGTCTTTTTTTAGCATTTTGTAGATCGTTTTCTAACCGCTTTGGGGATATTCTGAGATGGTGGGCTAACTGGTTTTGACTAGCATAGGGGTGGCTCACATACCGAGCCTTTAGTATCTTTCTTAACTCTAGGGGTAAACCCTTAACACAATCCTCGATTAACTCTCCATCCTTATGGTCTGGCTCATAGTGTGGTTCTTCTGGTGCATAAAGGTTGCCTAGTTCTGGAATGTAGTTTTTCTCAAAGGATCGGCAAGTAGTCTCTGGTTGCGGAATGACGATGCCATACGATAGCCACCAAGCCCAGTTCTGTAGTCTCTCATCCAAATGGTCTTTTGCCATTAAGGAAATCCCTAATATATTGACTGTATAATTGTAAACAAAAAATCTGTATTATTTCAACATCTTAACTACTTGTAGAGATTATATGAAGAATCAACATGGGTATTATCTAACAGATCAGGAATTTGCAGACTTGTGGCAAAAGTTTCCTAGCCCTACTTTGATGGCAAGAGAAACCAAAACAAGTGCAAGAGCCATATTAAACAGAAGGCGAACTGTAGAAGTTAGGTTGGGGATAAATCTAGATATTGGGGTAGATTTAAGAAGTGAACATAATAAAAAGTTAAAACAAGAAAAATTGGAAAGACTAAAAGCCAAGAATGAGGCAAGACTAGAACAAGCACCAATCTCAGTAAGAAGGGGAACACATCTTGAAAAAGGTCGGATTATTGTTTTCTCAGATGCACACTTTTATCCTGACGATACCACTACAGCTTTTAAGGCTCTGCTTAAATTTATTGAGCATTTTAAGCCTAGTATTATTGTCAATAATGGCGATAGTTTTGATGGGGGTAGCATCAGTCGGTTTCCTCGCATTGGTTGGGATAAGAAACCTACTGTCCAAGAAGAACTAGAGGCTAACAAGTTTTACCTTGGTGAGATTGAGAAAATCCGACCAGCAGGATGTAGATTGATTTGGTGCTTGGGAAACCATGATGCTCGGTTTGAGACAATGTTAGCTGCCCAGGCTAGTGCTTATGAGGGAGTCCAAGGCTTTTCTTTAAAAGATCACTTTCCTCTGTGGGAAAACTGTTGGTCATTCTGGGTCAATGACGATACTGTGATTAAGCATCGGTTTAAAGGTGGTCGCTATGCAGGGTATAACAATGCTGTAGCAGCTCAGACTAACATTATTACAGGGCATACCCATGTCTTAGCCTGTCAGCCGATTACAGGCTATTCTAGGACTATCTGGGGGGTTCAAACAGGAACATTAGCCGAGCCTAACAATATGCAGTTTGCAGACTATACCGAGGATTCTCCTAAGGATTGGAGATCAGGCTTTGTAATGCTATCTTGGGATGAAGGAAGAATGTTGATGCCTGAGATGATCCAGGTCTGTGGCGAGGATCGTGTTGAATTTAGAGGCGAAATTCTAAAGATATGAAACTGACTCCTGCCATTTTGAAAAATATTTACAGTATGTTGTATTGCTGTGAGCCTTTTTCTAAGTGGAAATTACCTCTACCAGAGCAGGTGAAGTTTGTTGTCGATGCAGACCCAGATACTATGGGAACATATCTGTATGACGATGGAGAAAAGTGGGAACATATTATTACCATTTCTACCGCTAGATGTGGATTCTTAGATACTGTTATACGGACTATGGCGCATGAAATGATCCATATGAGCTTCTATCGGAGAAGGGGTCATAAGTGGGCGCAGCATGGTAAAGAATTTAGGGCTAGATGCCATATGGTAGGGCAGTCTTTGGGTCTGGATCCGCTTGAGTTGTGATTGGTGCTCCCTGACAGAATCGAACTGCCAATCCATGATTACAAATCAAGTGTTATACCATTTAACTAAGAGAGCTATTCTGTGCACTCACAAGGCAAATCAAAACCAATAAAAGGCAATGTCATTTGTGATTCATGCATCCTTATTACATCACTCCAAGAGTAGTTTCTGCCAAGACCTTTAATTGTAGTTAATTCTGCATTTTGTTCTATTTTTAATGCCCTTTGTATCAAATCTGGGTGTTTCTCATACAAATCAATAATTTCTTTTGGTCTGCTTGATGGGCAAAAAAAACAAGCTGATTTGCTAGGCATTTTTACTCTTGCTTTTTCTATCTCCTCAATACATTCTTCTCTTTCCCAACCCCACTCAATGAGTGGATATTTGTTTTCATACATATTGTCTACTCGCTTCATTGCATTTTCCATTCTGCGAGTTTCTCCTGCATCGTAACCAATATATTTAATACATTTAAGACCTTGATCCCATGCATCAATAGCTGGCTGCCATTGCTTTATATATTTATGTTGAGGTCTTATTTTGTAATGATCCGAACACCTTTTGAATCCATAAGCGATGCTTGGCAATGCTTTGTTATTTAAACATTCTTGCTCTAAGGTAACCACCGCATCATCTTTTGTTTTTCTTACAACAACAATTTCTGGGTAATTTTTATTTTTTAACCATTGGCTAAAGTATTCTATATGCTTGTAAGTTTCTGGTCTTTCAGCACCAGTATCCGCAAAAAGAATTAAATCTATTGGTTGGTTTCGATTTACAAGACCAATAACCATGGCTGTAGAATCTACTCCACCACCAAAAGCAACAATATGAGGAACATTCATTTAATCACCCCAATAAGTCCTCTCTCAAAAAGTTCTCCGATGGTTTTACGATGTGCCGATTCCCACATCTCAATCCTTGAGACTTTCGAGAGTTTGCTTCCCTGATCGACTTCCGAGTGGCAGCGATAACACAGGGTCGCAATACGATAATCATGCGATTTAATTCCCTTACCTTTACCATCGAGAAGCTGATTGGAATGGGCTGCGACACAAGTTCCATCTTCTATTCCGCAATGCTGACAAGGTATTAGTCTAGCAACTTCTAGCAGTTTTTTGTTTCTATACATTGACCGCCTTGGTATAGGCTTGTATTCGCTTAGACACTACCACCAGCTCCTCGGATGCCAACAAAGCCTGTTTATGGTCTTTCTTTAGCATGGAATCATGGTATTCCCTTTCTAGGGTCTTTAGTCTTAATACAAGCTCTGCATAGTCAATCATTAGTGGTTTCCTTCTAAGTTTGTTTTCTTTTCTAGTTCTGCTCTCAACATAACATTTTCTTCTCTTGTTTTCTTTAGCAAGTGCGATAGAAACTGAGCAGTTTTGAGCATCTCTTTATACTTGTTTTGGTATAAATCGTAATTTGTAGAGTCCATTATTTTGCACCAATCTTGATGGAAATGTAAACAATGAGAAACACAATGATTCCCCAGACATAAACAAAGTCGCTATCTAGCATTGTTGTCTATCGCCCTATTAGTTGCTTCTTGGCTTCTCCAAATCTCTACTTTTAACTGAGCTGCTGTAAGCATCCATTTTAACTTTTCCTCTGCCTCTACCGCCTCTTTTAAGCCCTCTAGGAGACCGATATACTCTGGGTCAGCATAAGCATCCACCTCGGCTGCTGCAACTGATTTAGCCGATGATTTAGCCATCAGGATGCTTTTCTTAGACCGCAAGAAGTTCTCTAGGTAAACCCTTTCTGCTTTCGCCTGGGCAAACATAGCACTATGTTTCATGATGTATTCAACTGCTTTTGTCGGATCTATTTCCACTCTTTCCACTCCCCTCTGTTTCCTCTGGAATACTGCTCTGCAAACATATTTAGTATTTCGCTATCAATTTGGTATTTTGATAGATATTCCCTAAACTTCTGCAAACCCCATTCTGCTCTGTATTTGCACAGTTGTCGGACTGCACATTGTTTCATCCATTCTTCCCCATTGGTCTGCCATTGCATCTGCTATACCTTCAAAAGTTCTTGCTCTTTCTTTTTGCCGATCCTTTCCACCTTTATTAAACCAGTTGCCAGGAATCTTGGTGCTTTGCCTTTCCTCAACAATCTTAGTAGGTATTAACTTTGGCAGATTCTTTAACCACAGGCAAGTCCTTTTTTGAAAAGGATGACCATACTCATAAGGCTGTATTGTTTGGCTGTATTGTGGCAATCCATATGCTTTTGATGGAATTGGATTTTCTATGGCAATTCTTGGTATGTTTGCATTAAATAAAGCCATAAAAAAGTCTTTGGCTTCCAATCCTTTCTTAAATCTGTCTTGATTTAGAATGCCTTTAGGATACAAAAATCTTGCACCAGCATTAGATAAATAAGTGCAAGGTGGGTGCGCGATCATCAAATCCCATCCCTGATTTAATATATCTAATACAGATCCTTCATAATGATTTCCTGGTTTTTCTGTCGGCAAAATATCGCATGACCAAGCATCATGTCCTAATCTGGCAAAGGCATCTCTTACTCGCCCAGAGTATTCACAAGCAATCAGAACTCTCATGCGCCAACCCCTACAGAGGTTATCTTGGCTGAGATCCTAGTCCTAAACTGGGCAAAACTCTCTCCAGCGTAAGGTTGTAGTCCTAGCTCTCTGCCCTTAGCTAATGTTAGTTCATCTGTAGAATACCAAGGGAGTTTTGGCGGTTTGTTCTCTTTCTGCTCAATCACCAACTCATCCTCGAACCTCTCCTGATTTAGCCAGGTAGAGGCATGGGGAATGAACTCCCAATCAGTTCCTTTTGCTACCCAGTATTTTCGATGCTCTATTACCGCTTCCATTGCCTTTGCTTTCTTTTCCTCGCTTAGTTTTTCCCACGATCTTTTTGCTGTTAAACGACCAACTTTACGAGGGTAGATACTCCAAAATTCATCAAAATTAGCCATGATGTGCAAACTCTCCATGATACTTTTCTCTTGCTTCCATCATAACCAATTCTGCTAATTCTAAATCATTAAACAATCCTAATAACTTTCTTTTACCATCAATACATATTCTAGCCTTCCATTTTCTAGATTGTTTACAAAAATGAACTCCTTTTACACCGCTTGTATTTCTTGAATTTTTGCGAGAATACAAAGTATTTTTAGAATGGTCGGCTGCTCTTAAATTCTCTATTTTGTTATTGTGTTTGTTGCCATCAATGTGATCAACAACTTTAGGCAAATAACCATGGTGCATTAAAAATATAACTCTATGTTGGCAATATGTTTGTCCAAATAGTTCTACTTTATCATAACC